AGGAAATAGATACAACAATACTAAAAAAGTTGGGGATAAAGATCTTATTTTAAACACAGAGATTTTTAACCACCAATTTGTAAACAGACACGCTATTGTTAAATCTATTCCTACGGCTTTTGAATCAGAAATACAACCCAAAGACGACGTTATAGTTCACCATAATGTATTTAGAAGATGGCACGACGTTAAAGGTAAAGAAAGAAATAGTAGAAGCTTCTTTAACGAAGATACGTATTTAGTAAAAGAAGATCAAATATTCTTATACAAAAGATACTGGGAGTGGAAAGCGATGAAGGGATATTGTTTTGTGCAACCTATAAAAGATACAGATTATCTCACAGAAGATATAGAAAAATCATGTGTAGGTAAAATTATATACACCGATGGTAGTTTCAAAGAAGGGGATGTAGTAGGATTCACACCTTTCTCTACTTATGAGTTTATAATCGATGGTAAAAGATTATATAGAGTTATGACACAATTTATTACAATTAAATATGAATACCAAGGAAACGAAGAAGAGTATAATCCAAGCTGGGCAAAAAGCGGTGGAAGAATTAATCAAAGTAGCTAAAGAGGCTATTGTAGATTCAAAAGAAGATATATCAGCGGATAGACTAAAGAATGCTGCGGCTACTAAAAAGTTAGCTATATTTGACGCATTCGAAATACTTAACAGAATACAAGAAGAAGAAAATTTACTCGAAGGAAGGGTATCTGAAGATAAAAAAGAAAAAGTATTTAAGGGGTTTGCTGAAGGTAGATCTAAGTAATGTACGAGCAAAATCTAGTTAAAACAGTAGAACCTATAAGAAACACCACTATTACCAGAATGAACAGAGGTAAGAAATGGAAGTACGGTTACAACAAAGAACACGATATAATAGTGTTATCTCACAACGGCGTGATAGGTGAGATCATAGAAATACAAAATTTAATTATAGCGCTACCTAAATCTCCTAAAGAGATATATAAACACACAAAGAACAAGTGGGTGAAGCAAGAATACCCTAAAGAACTTAGTCGTATTAAGAATATATTTGATTGGAGAAGTTATCCGGAAAATCAAAAAGAAAAATGGTACGATTACATAGACATTGAGTTCAAAAGAAGAGACGAAGGTTTCTGGTTTGTGAATAATGGTAAACCAACCTGGATAACTGGTACGCACTATATGTATTTGCAATGGAGTAAGATCGACGTAGGCGCTCCAGATTATAGAGAAGCAAATAGGTTGTTTTACATATACTGGGAAGCTTGTAAGGCTGATAAAAGATGTTACGGAATATGTTACCTTAAAAACCGTAGATCAGGATTTTCTTTTATGTCTTCAGCAGAAACAGTTAACTTAGCTACTCTAGCAAGTGATAGTAGATATGGTATATTGTCAAAGTCAGGCGCAGACGCAAAGAAAATGTTTACCGACAAAGTAGTTCCTATTAGTGTAAACTACCCATTCTTTTTTAAACCAGTTCAAGATGGTATGGATCGTCCAAAGTCAGAATTAGCTTATAGAGTACCGGCTAGTAAGTTTACAAGAAAGAAAATAACAGCTAACGAAAGGTTAGAGGAAATAAAGGGATTAGATACAACTATAGATTGGAAAAACACAGGAGACAATAGTTACGACGGTGAAAAACTAAACCTACTAGTACATGATGAAAGTGGTAAGTGGGAAAGACCAGACAATATATTAAACAACTGGCGAGTTACAAAAACGTGTTTAAGGTTAGGTAGTAGAATAGTAGGAAAGTGTATGATGGGATCAACTTCAAATGCCTTAGATAAAGGTGGGGGGAATTTTAAAAAACTATACAATGCTTCAGACGTTACCTCAAGAAATAAAAATGGACAAACAAAATCTGGTTTATATTCTCTTTTTATCCCAATGGAGTGGAACTATGAAGGATTTATTGATGAATACGGATATCCAGTCTTCGATAATCCAGACTATGATGTACTCGGACCAGACGGTGAATTAATAGACGTAGGTATAATAGAGCACTGGAATAACGAAGCTGAAGGACTTAAATCTGATAGTGATGGATTAAACGAGTTTTACAGGCAATTCCCAAGAACTACAGAACACGCTTTTAGAGATGAGGCTAAAAATAGTATCTTTAACCTTGTTAAGATATATGAACAAATAGATTACAACGAAGGCATAGGTAGTACAGCAAATGTTAATACTGGTAATTTTCAATGGGTGAATGGAGTAAAAGATACGCAAGTGATATTCTATCCAGATCCAAAAGGAAGGTTTAAAATAAGTTGGACTCCACCGCAGCACATGCAGAACAGGATAGTATTAAAAAATGGAATAAAATACCCAGCAAACGAACACATGGGGGCTTTTGGATGTGATAGTTACGACATATCAGGAACAGTAGACGGTAGAGGATCTAATGGAGCTTTACATGGTTTAACTAAGTTTTCGATGGAAGACGCTCCTCCAAACCATTTTTTCCTAGAATATATAGCTAGACCTCAAACCGCTGAAATATTCTTTGAAGATGTTTTAATGTCGTTGATATTTTATGGTATGCCACTATTGTGCGAGAACAACAAACCTAGATTATTGTACTACTTAAGAAGAAGAGGATACAGAGGTTATTCTATGAATAGGCCCGACAAGGTTTGGAACAAACTATCAGTTGCAGAGAAAGAAGTAGGTGGAATACCTAACTCAAGCGAAGATATAAAACAAGCTCATGCGGCAGCTATTGAGATGTATATACAGAGTCATGTTGGGCACTTAGGAGACGGAAACTACGGTGACACATATTTCAATAGAACTTTAAACGATTGGAGTAGATTTGATATAAATAAAAGAACTAAATTTGACGCTTCTATAAGTTCTGGATTAGCGATAATGGCTTGCAATAGACATTTGTACGCGCCAAATGCAAATATAGAAAAAGCAAAATTAAACATAAATATCGCTAAGTATTCAAACACGGGCGGTATGTCTAAATTAATTAAAAAATAATATGAGAGGTAATCATAATTTTCCAAGTCAAGTAGTTAGCGATTCTGAGAAATCATCCCATGATTATGGGTTGGAAGTAGCGCAAGCTATAGAAGCTGAATGGTTTGATAACGGAAATAATAGATATTCTAACCAAGTCAATAACTTCCACAAACTAAGATTGTATGCTAGAGGCGAGCAACCTATTCAAAAATATAAAGACGAATTATCTATTAATGGTGATTTGTCTTATTTGAATTTAGACTGGAAGCCAGTTCCAATTATACCTAAGTTCGTAGATATAGTTGTAAACGGTATATCAGAAAGACAGTATTCTATAAAGGCTTATTCGCAAGATCCATTTGGTGTAGAGAAAAGAACAGCTTACATGGAGGGCATACTAAGAGATATGAAAGCTCAAGAGTTTGACACAATGGCAAAAGACTTGATGAATGTGGATTTAAAGGAAAATAAAGAAGAAGATATTCCAGAGACACAAGAAGAACTAGACTTACACATGTCGTTGAATTATAAGCAAGCTGTTGAAATAGCAGAAGAACAAGCTATAAATGTTCTGCTTGATGGTAATAAATATGATTTAACAAGAAAAAGACTTATATACGATTTAACTGTACTAGGTATAGGTGCTGTTAAAACAGGGTTTAATACTTCTGAGGGGGTTGTTATAGATTATGTAGATCCAGCTAACTTAGTCTACTCATATACGGATTCTCCTTATTTTGAAGACATATACTACGTTGGAGAAGTTAAATCTATACCGGTTAACGAGTTGATAAAACAATTCCCAGATCTCACGGATTCAGAATTAGAAGATATAATGAAAAGTAATTACAAGTACAATTACAGATCTGGTAACCGTGGTTTTAATCAAGATGAAGATAAAAATAAAATAGAAGTCCTTTATTTTAATTATAAAACTTTTGTTAATGAGGTTTATAAAGTAAAAGAAACGTCAACTGGATTACAAAAACTAATAGAGAAAGATGATAGTTTTAATCCTCCAGTTGGAGAAGAGTTAGCTTTTCAAAAGATAGGAAGAAAGATAGAGTGTTTATATGAAGGAGCTTTAATTTTAGGTACTAAAAAACTACTTAAATGGGATAAAGCTAAAAATATGATGCGTCCTAAAAGTGATTTTACTAAAGTTACAATGAATTACTCTATAACAGCTCCTAGGATATATGAAGGACGTGTTGAATCTTTAGTTGGAAGAATAACCGGATTTGCAGACATGATACAATTAACTCACTTGAAACTTCAGCAAGTAATGTCTAGAATGATTCCAGATGGAATATATTTAGATGCTGATGGACTCGCTGAAATTGATTTGGGTAACGGAACAAATTATAATCCACAAGAAGCTTTAAATATGTTTTTTCAAACTGGTTCTATTATAGGTAGATCCATGACTGGAGATGGAGGACAAAATCCCGGTAAAATACCTATACAAGAAATACAATCAGGAGGTGGAGCTAAAATGCAAAGTTTAATTGGAACGTACAACTATTATCTACAGATGATTAGAGATACTACTGGATTAAACGAAGCTAGAGACGCAGCTACACCGGATCCAAAAGCTTTAGTAGGAGTACAAAAACTAGCGGCCGCAAATTCAAATACAGCTACTAGACATATATTGCAAGGTGGGGCTTTTGTTACACAGGAAATATGCGAGCAGTTATGCTTAAGAATATCTGATATATTAGAATACTCTCCTACAGCAAACGCTTTTGTTCAAGCTATAGGATCACACAATGTAGCTACTCTTCAAGAAATGAAAAATCTTCACTTATATGATTTTGGTATATTTTTAGAGTTAGCTCCAGACGAAGAAGAAAAACAATTACTAGAAAACAATATACAAACCGCGTTATCTCAACAAACTATAGATTTAGAAGATGTCATCGACTTAAGAGAAATAAAAAATATTAAGTTAGCTAATCAACTTCTAAAAATTAGAAGAAAAAAGAAGATGCAAAAAGATCAGCAAATGCAGCAAGAAAACATGAAAGCGCAAGCTGAAGCTAACACACAGCAAACACAAGCTGCTGCTCAAGCTGAAATAGAAAAAGCCGCTGCTGCTGTCAAAAACGAAATTCAAATAGAAACACAAAAAGGAGAAATTAAAAAAGGTACGTTACATGCGGAAGCAGAAGTTAAAAAAGCTTTAATGGATCATGAATTTGAATTAAACATGAAGATGAAACAAATGGAACTAACGATGATTCAAGAGAGAGAATCACAAAAAGATTTACAAAAAGACAATAGAGAAACAAAATCTCAAAACTCTAAAAATATCCAAGAAAAACAAATGGAAGATAAAAAACTAATGAGCGAGATAACTAAAAAAGGATTTGAGTCTTCTGGAAACGATGTTATAGGTGGAGGTATGAGATTAGGAGCTTTTGATCCCAAATAAAACAGAAACAAATTATTAACTATTATTATATTATATTATGGCAAAAAAAGAAGAACCAAAAGTAGATGAAAAAGTTGAGAAACTAAAAATCAAAAAACCAAAAATGAAAAAGTTTCAAGAACCAGAAGATAGCGTTGTGAAACTAGATCTTAAACAACTAGCTAAAAAAGCTGAAGAAGTAACTAAAGTTGATTTATCAAAACCAGTCGAAGAAATTAAGGTTCCAGAAGAAAAAGTAGAGACAACAGAAGAAACACCTGTATTACAAGAAATAACAGACGAAGTTAAAGTTGAAGAAGTGGCGGAAGTTGTAGAGAAGGAAATTATTGAATCAATGGAAACTGGAAAAGATTTACCAGAAAACGTTCAGAAACTAATGAACTTCATGGAAGACACCGGTGGAGATTTGAAAGACTACGTTAATTTAAACAAAGATTATTCTGAAATGGATAACCAAAGTTTATTAAAGGAATATTACAAAACAACAAAACCTCATCTACAAGCAGATGAAATAGATTTTCTAATGGAAGATCAATTTTCGTTTGATGAAGAAGTAGATGAAGAAAGAGATATTAAAAGAAAAAAATTAGCACTTAAAGAGCAAGTTGCCAGTGCTAAAACTCAACTGGAAGAGCACAAATCCAAATACTATGAAGATATCAAAGCCGGGTCAAAGTTGACCCAAGAACAACAAAGAGCTATTGATTTCTTTAATAGACACAACAAAGAGTCTGAGAATACTAAAAAAATTCACAGTAAAGCAAAGGATAGATTTTTAAATAAAACCAATGAGGTTTTTAACAACGAATTCAAAGGTTTTGAATACAAAGTTGGAGACAAGAAATATAGGTTTAACGTTAAAGATCCAAACCAAGTAAAAGAAAGCCAAAGTGATATCAACAACTTCATCAAAAAGTTTTTGAATGAAGACAGTCAAATGGAAGACGCTACTGGTTATCATAAATCTTTGTTTACTGCTCAGAATTCTGATGCTATTGCAAATCATTTTTACGAACAAGGAAAGGCTGATGCTTTAAAAAATAGCATGGCTAATTCTAAAAACATTGATATGAGCCCTAGAGAATCACACGGAGCACTCATCAGTGATGGTGGTATAAAAATGAAAGTAATGGATAACAGTGACTCAGGCGCTACGTTTAAATTTAAGAGTAAAAAACAAAACAATTAAAAATTAAAATTACAAAATTATGGCAATTACAAGTGCGAGCGGTATAGACGCTGCTCCAAGACAACAAACGTTGTCCACCAACTATATAGACTTTACGTCTGCTGCAACAGAAGGATGGGCACAACAATATTTACCAGATCTTATGGAGAAGGAAGCTGAGATTTACGGTAAAAGAACAATCGCAGGATTTTTAGCTCAAGTAGGAGCTGAAGAGTCTTCTACGTCAGACAGAGTTATTTGGTCTGAACAAGGTAGATTACACCTAGCGTACAAAGCTACATGTGCAGATGTTTCTGCTAACATATTTACTGTTACAGCAGATATCGATGGAAACACTATCGATGGTTCCGCTGGTAACGTACACGGTATGCGTGTTGGTGATATGGTATTAGTTTCAAACGCTTCGTTAACTTTAAGAGGTTACGTTTCAGCTATTGCTGCTGCAACTGCGACTATCTTACCTTACGCTGAAGCTGAATTTGATACAGCAGGATTTTCTGATAGTGCTGGAGCTGGTGCTTATAGAATTCTAGTTGTTGGTTCTGAATTCGAAAAAGGTACTGACGGTAGATCCGCTGCTAACTCACCTAAATTTACTTCTTACTCTAACAAGCACATCATAATGAAAGATTACTACGAAGTATCTGGATCTGATGTTTCTCAAATTGGTTGGGTAGAAGTTGCTGGTGAAGAAGGTCAAAACGGTTACTTATGGTATTTAAAAGCTGAAGGTGATACTAGAGCTAGATTTACTGATTACTTAGAAATGACTATGTTAGAAGCAGAATCTGCTGTTGCAAACGCTGGAGCGATTGGTGGTACTGACGGAGGTGCTTTACAAGACGGTACACAAGGTTTGTTCTCTGCTATTACAGCAAGAGGTCACCAAACTACTGGTGTTACTGGAGTTAACGCTGCTACTGATTTAGCTGAATTTGATGCTATTTTAGCTGCGTTTGACCAAAACGGTGCTATTGAAGAAAACATGATGTTTGTAAATAGAGGAACTTCTCTAGCTATGGACGATATGTTAGCTTCTATGAATTCTTACGGAGCTGGAGGTACTTCTTACGGAGTATTCGACAACGAAGAAGACATGGCGTTAAATTTAGGTTTCTCTGGTTTCAGACGTGGATCTTACGATTTCTACAAATCTGACTTTAAATACTTAAATGATTTAGGTACAAGAGGCGCTCTTAATGACACTGTTACTAATATTAGAGGAGTTGTTGTTCCTGCTGGTGTTTCTTCAGTTTATGACGAGCAATTAGGAAAGAATATGAAAAGACCTTTCTTACACGTACGTTACAGATCTTCACAAACAGATGATAGAAAACTCAAGACTTGGGTTACTGGTTCTGTTGGTGCAAAAACTTCTGGAAAAGATGTTATGGAAATCCATTACTTATCTGAAAGATGTTTAATTACACAAGGTGCTAACAACTTTATGTTGATGAACTAAGCACGATTATTTTAAAAGTGACTGGGATTAATTTCCCAGTCCTTTTTATTTTATTAATTTTATTATATATTATATTATGGCAAAAAAACAAGAAACAAAAGTTGTAACCGAAGAGGTTACTAAGGTTGTAGAACAACCAAAAACAGAAACAAAGGTTATGGAAAAACCAGAGACAATAAAAAAACATGACTTAGAAAAAGATTGGGTAATAAAAGACAGGATGTATTACTTAAAAAATGGTAAGTCACCCTTAAGTTATTTAATAAGAGGTAGTAGTATCCATTGGTTTGATGAAGAAAAGGGATATGAAAGAGAATTAAAATATACCTCTAATCAAAGAACTTGTTTTGTAGATGAAATGAAAGGCGACCAAAGACTAGAGCATATTATTTTTCAAAAAGGAGGATTGTTTGTTCCGAAAAACAAAACAGTATTACAAAAGTTACTATCACTTTATCACCCACATAAAGATAAATTATTTGAAGAGCATCAACCAGTTAAAATAGCAGAAACACAATTAGATTGGTTAGAGTTTGAAGTAGCAGCGATGAACGCGGCAACTAATCTAGATATAGATATGATGGAAGCAGTTATGCGTGTTGAGATTGGTTCTAAGGTATCAAACATGAGTTCTAAAGAACTTAAAAGAGATTTACTATTGTTCGCTAAGAAGAGTCCTAAATTATTCTTAGAGTTAGTTACAGATGAAAACGTAATGCTTAGAAACTTTGGTATCAAAGCAACAGAGGCGAATATTATTAGATTGTCTTCTGATCAAAGAACTTTCGTTTGGGCGTCTAACGATAGAAAATTGATGACAGTTCCATTTGAAGAACATCCATATTCAGCTTTAGCCGCTTGGTTTAAGACCGATGAAGGAATGGAGATTTACTCCAATATAGAAAAACGATTAAATTAATAATCACTTGTAGATGCAGTCGCTCTGCGGGGCGATTGCAAATACAAAATAAAAAGAAATTATGGTAAATGTAGATACAGTATATCAAAGAGTTTTAGCGATAGCTAACAAAGAACAAAGAGGTTATATAACTCCTTTGGAATTTAATCTACTAGCAAATCAAGTTCAATTAAGTATATTTGATAGTTATTTTACCGATATAGCAGCTGCGTACCCCACGGTTGGTAACCAATCGGTATATGCAGATCCATTAACTATGCTTGAAGAAAAATTACAGATATTTGAAAACGTAGATGGAGCAGCAGCAGTGTCAACTTACGCTACAGTTGGATCATCAACAACAAAT